CCTTGATTCGGTTTGTTTTGTTGACTAACCGAAAACTTCAAAGTCAGTAAAGCTTTGAAAGCAAGGTTAAGCAACGATCCTCTGACTTGTCGTAAAGACAAGATTTAAACAGGTTTACTTAAACCTGCACCCACCTCTTCCGCAACTTAACGTTAAATTTGCGGACTGAAGTACTCAAATGGTCCTCGTCAAACTCCGCAAGATGCGGAGAGTGGAAGAACTTAATGAGTGCTGGATAACCGTCGAGTGCGTCTTTCCTACGAGTAGGAACGGCAACATAGGATCGAACTTCAAACCTATGTAAAGTCTGGGACCATCTCTGGCCCTGACTTGCATTTCGACGACTAGTCCATCCTAATGCCGGACAATCTTCAGAAACAAGAGGTAGAGGACCTAACAAGGCCTCTACAAGTTTCTTCAGATAATCCGATGTCTTATAGTATGCCTTTTGCCAAAGTTGGTTAGAGGTAGATACTAGGGACAATAGAGCATTAGGCTCAGTTGAGGTAACTTCTGGATCGTATCGTAGATACACAGGGGTCACATCGACACCTGTGTACGCATCTACGCCACAACTCTCCCTGAAGAAACCTTCAGAGAAAGTCTTCCCTTGGTTGATCTTAAGACCAAAGGAGCTGATCCAGTCAGCAAGTCCTGGGTAATGTTCGCTTTTGATGGCGATATCGTCACCAAAAACACGAACACACCTAGCCGCGCGAACTAACTTAGCCAGAGTCAGAGATTTATCTGACTGCAGTATCGAGGCAATCGCTAGAGATGCGAATACCACGGACTGAACTGGAAAGGTTGTCGCGTTACCCATACCGGCAAACTTTTTCAGGCTTAACTCTTTCGAGTTAATACTGACCTGAGGGGTACGGCAGTTCATCAGAGCCTCTAAGAAACGAGGTTTCTTTCGAAAGACTAACTTCACTAAATCATTGTGAAGAAGGTCTGACGCTGATGATAAGTCAACCGTAACCCATTTGCCTGTACGAGAGCCCTCAAGTGCCAATTCTTGATTCGGCACTTGAGTGTTAAGTGACAAGCTGTTGCGAAGAACGGTACACTTTCGGATCTCATCCCTAAGTATACCGTTTAAGCCTTGCTGAACAAATTGGTTCAAACAGGGCTCAACCGTGATTATTCTTAGAGCTGAACAGCTCTTGGGAACAGTCACGAGCTTGGCACAAAGGCTAGGTAAGTCATTTTGGGAGGACTGAGGCGGGATAGCTGTGTCAGCCAGCAAGAATGCTGGGAGATCATAGCCAACCTGCATCAGTCTACCGTCAAAATCAAGAAGACGGTTATACACTTCGGACCACTTTTCGTTCGGAGTGTATCCTTCCAAAACAGCGCCTGGGCCGTGTTTGCATCTCGTATCCTGAAACTCATCGAGTTTAGGTAAGAGAAAATCGCATACACGTCCGAGTGCGTCGACGAGAGGAGAATGAAAACCTCCCATCGACTCCTCGGTCTGCTCAAAATCCCTAATCGCCTCTCGTTCAAGCCTTGCGGCTCGAAGATCGGCGGGTAGGTACTTCTTGAAAAAGTAGCAGATTTGCCGGATACTAACAATGTAACCGGGATCTGATACCTCTTTAAGCAGACCAGTTTTAGTATCGAAAACATGGACGAGAATACCCGAAAGAAATTTCGGGATTTCTCCATCCCTGGAAAATCCAGGGATGTGGGCCATTCTGCCAAGAGCAAGACTTTGATCAAAAGCCTTGCCAAAAGCAGGAAGGGAGACGGATAAGAATCCGACACCCTCGTTTTTGATACGCGCTTCGATAGTACGTAAGTCCCTATCGAGACCTTTGCACTCAGGATGGAGTCGCTGCAAGTCATGCAGGAGACTCCGGGAAAGTCCTATCAGGCTTTTCATCTCTGACTCCTACAAAGGAGCTCGGAGAGTCCTGTGTAGAAGTAATCGATCCACAGCTGACATGCCAGTCGGTGATTGTGCAAGTATACACATCACCTATTGCTTGGCAGCCGCATAACAACAACAGAGGGAAAATAAAAAGTATACGCATTGATAGTCCTTTCTAAAGGACTACAATGCGTAGCCCTCAGTTGGAAGCTCGACCAAAGTGAGTTAACTTTGGAACTGATTGAGCTTCGTTATGGTCACATCTGCATCGGCAAGCGTATCAGTTAGAGCCTTAACCAAGGCATCCTTCTGAGCCGCGGTCCATCCAAAAGCTGGGATGGAAACCGACAGTGAAACAGACGCAGTCTGTAGGCTGGTACCCCCGGTAAAGGGGTTAACAGCCGACACTGACTGTGTCAGTTGCATGTAATGCCGTTCGCCCGTGTTGGCGTTCGAGGTGTGCTTGATCGTAAGTCCGTAGCCATTGACTACGTCTTTACGAACCGAGCCCATACCTTGACCGTCAAACGAGACTACTGCGAAACTCAACGCAGGAGTCGGGGCGGCAGCTGCAACTGTGATTGGATCAATTAACATCTACGAGGTCTTTCTTTGCTGTGATTAACCTAGAGCAGGATTGCTCCAGGCTGGCCAGTAGCCGCGTCATCCTCTTGTAAGAGGAGGCCGTGTACTACTGGGGTTCTTACTGAACTGTGAAAACAGAGCAGCAAGAATACCTTTCTGGTATGGAGACGTCCCCAGACCAGAATAGTCAGATAGTCCAGCAAAGGCCATAACGTCTTTGCGAAGTTGGTACTTCGCGGTTAGACTAGCACTGCGAGGAAGATCTATCCGGGTATCAACCCCAGATTGACCTCCAGGCGGGATAATCAAGACTTTATGGAAGTTAAACCAGTGGTTGTTATACCGCGCGTCGTATCGCAAATGAGATTCATATGTGATAAGACCATAATTGAGAAGGTTTCGCTGCCCGTTGACTGAGTCCATCAAATGGACATAGTCAGAAGCACCGAAAACCCAATCGATTAACCACGTCCAGGGAAGTATGTCGTATACATCTCCAGGCGTAGGCGTGGCTCCCATCTTTTCGTTAAACAAATTCTTACGAAGAGTAGGGAGATCCACTTTGGGCAGATTGAGTCCACTGTTCACAGAACAGCGGATAAAGACTTCGCGAATACCACTTATTGAGGGTGGTTTCGCTGGGTCCTCAAGTGTCCTCTGTGACTTATACCAACTAATGGTGGGAAACGAGGTCGCTGGTTCAGAATAATGAAATTTTGAACGCAGCGTGACATTTTTCCCGTTCGCGGCAATAAGGCGGTTAATATCCTTAGTGACACGTTCGGGAGATGATGCCAGTTGAGTAATAGCCTGGATCATAGACTGCCATCCGAACTTGAAGTTCAAGTAAGCGGACGACAGAATCTGATCAGGACGGATGTCTATATGTAAATTTCGTGCAAAAGGCACGATCTTTAAACGTAGATCATCAGTCCAATAAGAAGGATTAGTAAATA